CAAAACCAGGAGCGTCGATCATACTACCATAATATTTTACTGAACTAGGATTAGATACTTTTGTACCACCTAAGTTACCTTTAATATAACTTCCGTCATATTTAGTACTAGGCATTTTCATGATTACGTTTTCTTTTTAATCGGTTTAGCTGTCTTTGCTGCTCTTACAAAATTTGCTTTTGTAGGTGCACCTTTAGCTCCAGGTTTTCTCATTTTTTCACCTGAACCTGCGGCGATTCTTTTACGTTTAGCTTGGATATTCGCGTAGAGTCCTTTTGCTTTAGCCATTGTGTACCTTTCCACAGTCTTTACAGACGTCAATAGTTACTGGATTAGTTTCTATGTCTGTACATTTACATCTTTTACCAAAAACTTTATCTACTAATTTAGTATAAACAGTTCTAAATATTTCATATGGCCAACATAAAAAGTTTTTCATTATTATATTTTACCACCATCTTTTTTAAAACCCATTTTATTTCTAACTTTTTTAGGTAGTTTACCTAATGATTTTTTTTTATTCTTAGGTACTGCTTTTAAAGTTTTACCACCTGCTTTGTACATGGGTCTTTTCATCATGTTCATATTATTTCATTCCTCTAGATTCATCTCTTCTAGATTTGTAACTTTGTGATTTAGTAGATTCTTTTCCTCTTCTTGCTCCTAAAGATTCATCAAGTCTAGCGTTAGCGCCTTGTTTTTTTTCAGCATCTCCGTATCTTGATACGTAGGGTCTTGTTCCATAATCGTTTCTCATAATAGTTGCTCCTTATTTTTGTTTTATCAGATTTGTTGCCTTAAGTCCGTAGACACTCGCAATGACACCTACGAAAATTGTTTGATACCAAATTGGTAAATTTCCAAAGTGCAGAAAGAATAGCTCCATTTTCTCCATGTGTACAGGATTATCTGACCATACTGACCATCCCAGCATTACGATGGGCACCGAAAGTAAAATCAAAATAAATTCGTCTTTCCAGTCCGATTGTCTAGATTCTAAAAGTTTGCCTTGGTAAGCTTCCTCACCAGCGGCCATTTTTGATGCATGCATAAGCTGTGCATCTGACATAGCCATTTTCGTTCTCTGTTTGTTAGCGTATATTTTACTACCAGCAGAAACGGCTAATTTAATTGCCGAGATCCACATTTAGTACCACTTAGCCTTAACAGGTTTTTTGTCAGCTCTCATTGCTTTAGTTCCCCTAACAGTCACAGTCTGTGTTTCAGTACCACTAGTCATTTCGATAGTTTTACCGCCTGTTGGATAGCCATCTGGACCACAACCAAGTTCTTTTTCGATCTTGACGTCGTCGTTCATGAAAGTTGATCCTTTTTGCCAATCTTTACTCATAGTTTTTCTCCTTATATTTTAATTATACTAATTTTTTTTAAAATTTCTACCAAAATCGTTTCTTTTACTTTCGTCTGCCATTGTTTGTTTGGTAAGTGAAATTCCTGCACGTAATTCTGCTAGTTCTTCATTCTGTTCTAGCTTTTCATCGTGTTGTTGGTCGTTCATCATAGCTCTCATAGTGTCTAAATCAAGTCTTTGTTCATTATTAGCAGTTCTATCTTGATCTGCTCTAGCTTTTAAATCTAATTCTCTTGATTTTAGTTTAAGTAATGGATCTCCACCTACTTCACTGCTAATTTTGTCTTCTTCTTTAGCATAATCCATAGTCATTTCTGCAATTAAAACTGCTTTTCTGGCTTCCATCATAGAAGTTAGTTGTTTAGTTCTTTGTTGCATTTGCATTGCTTGTGGATTTTGTTGCATTGCTTGTGGATTCTGCATAGCAGGTCCCATTTGCTGCATTTGTTGTTGTATCATTTGCATTTCTTTTATTTCTTCAACATACTCTAATTGAATTTGTTCTTGAGCCATTAAACTAATGTGTTCTAGTATATTTTTTTGTAAAGACATCATTGCCATAGGATTGTTTTGTACCATAGAAATAGACATAAAACTTAAATGTGCATCAATGTGTGCTTTATGATCTTGACCGGGATATGCTTGAAAAGGTTTACCACTAATTGCTGCAATATGTTCTAAACTTGGGTCCATAGGTTGTGGTGGTTGTGGTGGTGGTAAAATTGCATTTACATTTTTGACTCCAATTGCATCATACATAGATCTATAAGCTTGATACAAATTATGAAGTTTAGGATTAGATTGAGCTAACTGTAATTGAGTTTGCGCCATTGAAATTCTTTGAGTTTGAGAAAAAATGTTAGGGTCAGCTACAGGTAATATATCTACATTGTCATCAAAGTCTGTTGCCTTAACATTTCTTGAAGCCCCTGGAACATCATAAGGATATTCTGGTGGTAAGTAACTTTTAAATACTTCTGCTAATAATTTAAATTCATTTTTAAGACCTACGTATAATCTTTTATGAATAGCTGACATAACCCGCGATCCACGTTCCAATAACGCTACAGTCGTACCCACGGCAGCTTGTGAGTTCATATCACCCACTTGTGCATCAGCGATGCTCGCGAATCGTTGAGCAGAACTAACACAAATACCCATTAAAGATAATAGAGTTTGATCTGGTCCTTTAAATGGTAATTGCATAAATTGATCTTTAATATTTCCACCCGGAACGTCGACGTCTCTAAATTCTCCAGGTTGTAAAGGTTGTGCATCATCTCTCATTCTAACACCTCTAGTTTTAAAACCAGCAGGTAAATTAGCTAAAGTTCCTGCATCTAATAATTGTCTTAATGCAACAGTTGCAGTACGTGATAGTCCACCAATCATGTGAATTAAACCTAAACCATAAAAACCTAAACCGGGTAAAAATTTAAAATGTACAAAATAATCTTTTTTCTTTTTTAAAGGATCTTGTTCACCGTAGTTTCTTCTTATAGATAAAACTTTTGAATTAGCTTCATCTATTGTAATTATATAAGGTAGTTTAATTCCAGTGGGCTCATCATCTTCAGGATTAACATCTTCATATCCTTCCAAATCTATATCAACATGCATTTCTAAAATAGTATACATATCTGCAGAACCATTCATTTGAATACCTTCTAATTCTCTTTCTTTTTCTTTTAAGGCATCTTCCTGTACAGGCGGTTCTCCCAAATCAATGTCTCTATAGAAACCATTGATTTGTTGTTTTCGTAAATCATTTTCTGACATACGAATAACATGGATTACAGCTTCCGCATCTTCTAATGAGGTAGCAGAGTACGGCACGACTAAATCTTCAGCCGGGATAAATTTAGATACAGCTCTACCTAAAAGATCGTCATAATAAATTTTTTTAAAAGTAGAACCCGATAGAGGTAAATAAAATAACATTTGATCAAACTCAGGTTCATACTCTTTCATTTGATCCATAATTTGATAGTTCATAAAATCTTTAACACGTTTTGATTGATCTTCCTTGGCCATACTTGCATCACCCATAATTTGAGTTCTAACAGGACCATCTGCCGGTAATAATTCTTTATAAGCTTGTGCTTGGAATTGTGTAACTGCTTCTGCAAGTACTGGGTGAGTAACCGAGCTTGCTCCCCTAAAAGGTTCAGTTCTAGTTATGTATTTAAATCCTAAAAGATTTAAACCTTCTCTATAACTTTCAGCCCACTCTTGTCTTGATTCTTTATAATTTGTATATTTTTCCATTAACTCTGAAGCAAGTGTATCTAAAACATTATCTTCTAAAAAATCTGCTAAGTTAGAGTTGTGATCTTCTCCTCCTTCTAGAGGAGCGTCGGATGGATCAAAATTAATAGTTGCACCACCATCCTCATCTAATTGTACTTCTGTTTCTTTTGAAGTATCTGTAACTGCTTCTGTAGCATCTACTATTTCTTCTTCTGGGATTTCAACTTCAGTCGCAGTATTGGGTAATGATTTATCTATTTCAGCCATATGCTAGTTTACACCTTCTCTGTTATTGTTTCAACACCTTCTTCAACTAAGGTACTATCAGGTGTTTTATCTACTGTCAAACTCTCTAAAACTTCATTCATAATAGTTGGGTCATAAGTAGTTTCATATTCTGTTTCTGCTGCAAATTCTAATATATCTTGTTGTGTAGCAATTGGATCATCAGGTGTTGGTTCTGAATTTATATTAGGTACTACTACTAATCTTCCGATAACTGGATTAAATTTTATTTCTTTCATTTAATGCACTATTTTAAATTCTACGTCAACCTTGTTGTAGTCTACCATTAAATATCCATTGTCATGTTTAACAGAAGCCCATGGTACTTCGTGAGCCATAACTCCTTGATAAACTTTAGGATTGTTTAGGTAGGTAAAGTTGTAGATGTTAATATCAGATGGAGATTTTCCAACTAGCTCAATAT